AGGCCGTGGTAGAGCTCCAGGCTCTGCCGCTTGGACTCCTGCATGGTGAAGGAGAGCCCGGAGACATCGCTGGTGATGTCGCGCCGGGTCGGCTCGGCATAACCCATCGACTCAGTGTCCGCGGTGCTCTGCTCCCGGGTCCAGGAGGCCCCGTCGGCCTTGGTGACCAGTCCGACGGGCTCATACCCCGGTGGGATAACCAGACCAGTGCCGTCCCAGATCTGAGTAATCTCCTCATCGCCCTCCTCGTGGGGCTTGATGAAGACACTCATCTCGAGCATCTTGCGGATCAGGTTCTGGTTGTGACCCTTGATCTCGTTGAACGTTGCCATGGCCGCCTTCCTTTCTGTGCTGGGGCCTTGTTTACTGAAGACCCCGAAAGATCGGGGCCGGATGGGGTGGGGTCTTGGGTGTCATCGCCGGTACTCTATCCGATATGACGCAACATATCGCTCAACGTGGGGTCCGTAATAGACCCAGCTAGGCGATGAAGCAGTATTAGCCGCATCGATGAGGTGTCCGTCGATCAACCGACCCTTCATCGAGTGGACGATATCCCTTGCGTCCTGGGCGATCTCCCAGGCCGTGACCTGATCGACGTGGAAGGCTTCGACGTCAAGGAGCGGCTCATCGGTGATGCCGTCATCGCTACCGGGCCCCCTGGCGACCCGGACGAAGCCATCCAGTTTCTCGACATTAGCTGGGAGCTTGGTCCCGGCTCTACCCCTCTTGAGGTCGGCGTTGAGGGCGGAGACGGCGAGCTTCTCCAGCATCGGCCAGCTCATCCATCCTCCTCATGTGTCCAGGTGTGCGCCCAGGCGTCAGTGTAATCGGGCTCCAGCAAGATCTGCACCGTCTCCTCATCGATGGTGACGGTGGGGCCGAAGGTCACTGAGACCGGAATCTCCTCATAGCATATCCCGCAGGTCCCGAAGACCACCCCACCCGCAATAGCCATCAGCCCTCCTCCGCCGCGCGGCCGAGGATACGTCGCCGGTCAGTCCTGGAGGACCCGAACTCCTGCTCTACGTTATCCCCGTAGACTACGACCTGCGGCCTCCAGGCAGGGCGCTCCCCCTGCTCCAGCCAGAACTCCATCGATACACCCTCAGAAGCTGCTAAGTTCTTAGCCCGGCGCATCACCCTCTCACCGATAACCCGTAGCTGGCCGGTCACCGCCTCATGGCGAGCGGCCGCGCGGACGAAGTCCCGTGAGATCTCGATCTTCTTACTCATTAGCCCGTCACCTTCTGCACCGCGGCGCGGACATAGCCATCAACGATGAAGCCTCCCGGTTGCCTGCCGGGCTCGCCGATGACCTCGTAGTCGATCCCCTCGATAGTCACTGCCGAAGCGGCGTCCAGAGGTGCATCAGGAGGTAGGTAGAGGGTGTAACCCCAGACCTGCTGCTCTCGCGCGTCGGTCGACTCGGTGGATGAGCCGATCTCGTACCAGGCCGGCCACACTTCATCGGTCCCGGGGGCGATGATCTCGTTGCCCAGGTCGTCGTACTCTCCCGTCGGCCCTCCGGGAAGCTTCAGGACCACCGTCTCAGTGAACAGCATTATGGCCTCGGCGGGAGCGTATAGCGTGCCAGGACACCTTCTGAGGCGGGGTCGTAGTTCTGCCGCAGGGCGATCGAGCGACCGCCGATGCTCTCCTGCGCGATCATGCCCCATTTGCTGCGTTGGGCTCGTTCGGCGACGACCGGGAGCAGGTCTGGTGGGCACTTCATGTAACCGTGGATGAGGCTAACCTCGATGAGCTCGGGCCAGACTCCGTGCCGGCGCGTGAGCATACCGGACTTGCTGAACCGCCAGTCCTCGATCACCTGACCGAGGTCGCGCCCGGTCTCAGCGTCGAGTACCTCCTCGACGTCGATGACGTGCATACTGTTGAGCATAGCAACCCTGGCGCACCCGGTCTCGATCGTGACTGTCTCGATGACCCTGGGTGCAATATGCCAGTCAGCCTCGGTGCGGATCGACATCGAGGCTGCCAAGACTGCCTCATCAGAGAAGGGCGCGCCGGGGAAGCCTTCTAGCTCAGCCGGCTGAACCAGCGGCTCTAGATCTTCCACGGCGCGCCCTCCCTATCTCACTGCTGCTGTTTGCCCTTAGCCGTGCTCGCCGGCTTGCGGGCCTTGTGCTGGACCTCAGCGCCTTCGTCCTTGCGGACTTCGGGCGCGTCTTCAGGCCGGTATCGGACTCCGCCGACGACGACCATCTTGACCTTGGCCATCAGCCTTCAACTCCACCGCCGCCGTTGGTGAGGGCCGTCACGACAACCTCACGCGGGGCGTAGAACACCTGGCGGCCACGCGACTCGGCGCGGACGTAGACCTTGTTACGCCGAGCGAAGTCCTCGTGCTGGTTGAACGCCAACACGTTGAGCGGCTCCAACTCCAGGTAGTTCATGGAGTCGAAACGACCCACGAGAGCGGTGCCCTGCGCGACCCGCGTCGAGGATACCAGAGGCACGCCGAACGGCGTCGGAGTGACACCCTGCTGCAGCGGGTTGCCGAGCAGCGGGTTGCCGTTGGTGTCCTTGAGCAGCCGCAAGTTCCAGACATCGCGCGGGTTCATCACGATGGCCTGCACCGAGGCGGTGCCGTTGTGCTCGTCGAACAGCTCGAGCGCGCGGGCGAGCGTGGTGACCACGTCCTCATCGAAGGCCTGGGCGAGAGTCCCGGTGGTGTTCAGGATTCCTTCGGGCTCACCGGTACCGGTCCCGTTGAGGATCTTGTCCTCAATGACGCCTTGGACGTGGCGGCGGATACGGCTCTCCATGAACGTCACCAGGGCACCGTCGTCGGCCAACGTCTGGTTGGTCACGACGAAGCCGTCGGCGTAGGTGTACGCCCGGGACTCGCCGTCGGCGGTCTCGATGTCCGACAGCGGCTTGAGCTCGCCCTCGGGCACGATAGCCGCGTTGTTCGTCTCGGCGATGATGCGTGCGTACTCGCTGAACGCCACGTCGGTGGTGCCGACGGTGATGAGGTTCAGGAAGGTCAGCGGCTCGTCGACCGGGAGCTCGTCGCGATACCCCGGCTCACGCCCATGCCCGACCCATTGGCCGGTCTCGGTGGTGAGCTCCTTCTTGCCGACTCCCAGGTCCTTGACGGAGCCAACGCCCCGCACCTGGATGTCGACAGGCGTGCCAGCGGTCACGCCGCTGGGGTTAGCCTTGCGGAAGGCCCTGAACGGGTCGGACTTGATGAAACGCTCCGACACGCTGCGGCCCTTGACGGTCTCGTCCGAGTCCGGCTCATCGACCGGAGCGCCGGCGAGGTCGTCGACCATACGCTGCGCCTTCTCGGAGCGCTTGATACGCTCGTTGACGGCCTCGAGCTCGGTGGCCTTAGCCTCGATCTCAGTAGCCTCGTCGTCGGTCAGGTCGCGGCTCTCGGCCTTCGCCCTGTCCACGATGGCCTGCATGTCCGCCTTCAGCGCGGACGCCTGCGTGCGCAGGGGGTCCATAGTGTTCTCCTTTCAAGAGAGACTTGCAATGCGGGCGACCGCCAGTGCACGTCGCGCGACTGACCCGGTGGCGTCGGAGGACTTGGCCGGCGCACCGTCGTGCGTGGGCTCCTCGTCTTCCTCGGCGGCCTTGTCCGTCTGGCTCGGCTCGTCGGTCTTCTCCGGGGCGGATGCCTCGGAAGCTTCTTCGGCTGACTCGAGGACCGCGTTCAGCGCGTCACGGGCCTCGACCAGTCGCTCATAGTTAGTCTTAGACAATACCCGGCCGGCCTTCAACCCAGAGGCGAACCGCTGTGCCTTGACCGCCAGCAGCTCAGTCTCCTGGTTCGCCCCGACCAGGCAAGGGCCGACCTCGTGGACCTTGAGCTCTCGCAGCTCATAGATCTCCTGGCCGTCCTTCTCGCCCCAGCCGGCGTCGAGTACATCATATGCAAAGCTGAACTGAGTGACCCGCCGCCCTTTCAACAGACGATAAACCTGCTGAGCCTTCGGGTTGTCCAGGTCGAGCTGACCAGTCACCTGGAGGCCTGCCTCGACCTCCTCTGCCTTGAGGACCTCGCCGATGTGGCTGAACGGGTCGGCCCAGTCATGTGCCCAGATCACCGGCATGGAGTCACCGGAGTCTTCCCAGCGCTTCAGGTCGTTCTTGAAGGCGCCCGGAATGACAACATCGCCGACGACATCGACATTGCCGAAGACACTCACGATAGCCTTGAACTGGCCATCCTCCAACCCGTCCCCTGGGCCGGCGGCCTTCACCTTGGCAGCGAAGTCCTTAGTCAGCATTGCCCCTCCTTGCGGGCTGTTCTTACGGAACATTGATCTGTAGCGAGCATTGACAGCCAGCAGTCTCCTCTACTGTACCATCAAGGCTTCCTGGATATGGTAATCCGTTGGAAAAGACATCATCGATGCCGACGGTCTCGCCGTCCATCATGGCGTGACTAGATCGCGGGTTGTCTGAGTTGACCACCCAGGTCTTGGTCGCCTTATTGCCGATCAGCTGCCGGCCGGCCTCGGCGGCCGCGAAGCCGGTGAAAGCCGTGCCCATGGTGAGGGCGGACTGCTCGGCCCGGCTGGTCTCGGCTATCTCGAAGACGTGGTCGATGGCCTCACCGGGCTCATCTTCCTCTAGGGCACTCTGCAGCTGGGAGAAGGTCGTGATGTTCAGCTGCTCGGAGATACCCTCGGAGACGGCTCGGAGGTAGTTCAACGTGCGCTCCACGTTATAGGCCGACGGCTCGAAGCCAATCGACTCCGCGGTGTTCTCCCCGACATAGGTGGAGACCAGGACGGCGAGCCGGTAGATATCGGCGGCGAGCTCCTCGTTCCACCGGTCCGTGTCCCACCAGTCGTCCTCCCCGGCTCCGATTCGGGACCGGACCGAGCGACCCTGCCGGCCGAAGAAGTCCCGGAGCATGTTCTGGAGCTGTTTATCGTACGTCTGGGGCAACAGAACTGACTTGGTGGGTGTTTCTAAGGCCTTGCGGCTCGCGGTGCGATTCTGGCCGCCTGAGTCCCTCGGTGAGGCTTGCCCGCCGGTCAACACGTTGAGCGGCACGACCAACTCGTCGGCCCCCTCCTGCTCGGGGAGGTTCATCCTGGCCCGGCCCTCCTGGCGCGTCATCCAGGGCGCGCCGATGGCGCTGGACAGCAGCTGCGCCTGCTCCTCGAAGCTGCCGCGGAGCTTAGACTCCACGTTGGCCTCGATGTAGAGAGG